AAGACAACGCTATACCCTTATTTCTTGTATCCTGTACGTTTCCCTTAGTTTGAGTGGTAACAGGGCTAGATTTGGCTTGTACGCTTTCCTGTGGTGGTTCTGGTGTCTTTGGTGATACCAGTTTTACCTCAACGATATTATAGTATTGTCCTTGCTTCTCTTTTTGAACTTCCACCTGGGCGTTTGCTTTGAGAGCTACTGAGAGAATATCAAAGAACTCCTTTTTGAATACGTTATCAAACTTCCCATCATCCCAAGTTACTTTGTGATAGACTCCCTTTGCCCCTTCTACTGGGTCAATCTTGGCTACTGTTTTAATCTGCGGCATTTACTTCTCTCCTCTTTTGTAAATTTTAATATTACCATCTCTTTTATGGAATCCCCTTTCCTCTTTGCTTATATCTGTGGATTCTAGGTTTTCCCATAGTTCCTTCATATTCAAAAATTGCTTATATCCTACCGTAGGGGTTATAATATCTCGTACTGTATTTCCTTTATGTGGCTTATATTGATACCACCCCATGATAATTACTTCTCTCCTGTAAACGGATAATCCCGTTCCATTTTATCTACCAGGCTTTGCTGTTCTTTCAGGTGTTCTTCTTCGGTATAGTTATCGGTTTCCACTACCGCTTCATAGGTCAGTACGCCCTTGACTGTCCGTGATACTTGTGTTCTGCGTCTTAAACTCTTTTCCATCATTTAGCCTCCCTTGTTTTTACCACTAAATCAGTAGCGATTTTCTTTAATGCGCACATACCTTCACTGAATTTGGTTTCTTTAATCCACCATGCACAATCTTCTTCCAAGCAATCCGTTGTTTCCTCGCTATCGCCCATAATATAACTTGCTTCTCTTATTACGCAAATCATTTCCCCACGTCCTTTACTAAGACATTTGGTGCTATCAGAGCCAGTGTCCTGATGTCTGCGAATACCTTGTCTGCCTTACCTATGAATACCAGTTTCATTTCTTCACCTTCCTTAAACATTTACTACAATATATTTGATGTTTGTATCCGTTCGCCATGCCTCTTAGTTCTACACCACAGATACAACAATGGTTCATATCTGGTACTATTTTCTTTCCCATCTAACTTTACACTCACAGTCACAGTTAATCAAGTTGCCGTACTTATCGTGCGGTCTGCCGCATTGGAGACAACGGATTTCGCCATCATCTTCAAAGAGTTCTCCACCGCAATGCTTACAGTGTAGCTTGGTCTTAATCAACGTCTGCATCTTACTTCTCCTTAACCAGATTCTTTAGAGCTTGGTAATCCTTGTCGCTTAATGCCCATTCAGGATAAACCCCACCAACATCCCTCATATTCATGCGGTCTATTATCTGTTTAGCGGCATGGTTAGCAGAAGCATGGGATAATTCTGTGCAGTCAGTTCTTTCATATCCTACCGTATCATCCAAGCTAGTATGCACAAAATGGCTATGCTTCCTAATTTTACGTGCTGGCAGGTATATGTCTATAATTGGCTCGGTTATTTTGGTTTTATCTCTCAATGTCCACTCCTCAAAATTACCTAAGTCCGCACCAAGTTCTGTGAAATCCTCTCCTGTTTGTGCTTTGAGCCGTGCGATTACGGACTTACTCATTACTGGATTGGTGGTTCTGATTGCATCCTTTCTCGGCTTATCCATTAGCTTTCACTCCTGTTAGCTTCGTACTCTGCTTGCAGTTTAATCCATTCATCTCGTACTTCTTCACGCATCCAGCAAGCGTTCTTAGTCAAGCACATTTCAGGTGTACACGTACGTTCCCTTGTCATGCACATAATCATGCACCTTTCGGCTGGTGAATATATACTTCTTGGCTTCTGGTCTGTCATCTTAGTCCCCCTTCTCAATAGCGGATAGAACGGACTTGGCTACACTTATTGCCCCGTCTAAATGTTCTCCTGTATTAAGTCGTTTTGCTGATTGCATAGAAGTTAGGCAATCTTTCAAAGCATCGTACATAGCCTTTAGGTTCTCAGCCACCTTCATAGGCTCTCCGATTTCCTGGGCGGCATTTACCAGAGTGCAGATTAACTTGGCGGTGGCTTCACCATCAGGTAAATCTGATACACAGACAACAGCTATACCATCAGCAAAAATCAGCCCATGCTCTTTGTTGTATTCCCATTTGGTATACTCATTCTTTGTTGTCATGGTTAAGCCTCCGAATAAACTTCTTTATGGCAATTCTCGCAAACGTGAAAATCAAGGATATGAGAGCCTGTAATCTTCTCATGGACATAGTGTAGTGTGTTTGCCGGAATTATCTTCCCACAGCAATGGCAATGTCTATCTTCTGTATACCATCCTGTATCAAATGGTCTTGTTGTCATAGAACTAAACCTCCCGTAATGCTTCGTTAAACCAGTTAGTAACCATCTTCTCAATGTGTGCCTTAATTTCCTCTGTGGTCGGAGCATAAACTCGCCTATCAATAAATCCAGGTAGATAACAGCTAGCTATATAACTATGGGCTAATTTATATTCTTGTGGTTCATCTCTGGACATAGCCCCATTCCAACTATAACCACCAACGCAAATCTTATTGATATAAAGACTTTCGCCATTCTGATATTCACCTGTTTTGACTTTCCATATGAATTTGAGTTTTGTCTGTGTCATATTATCTATTCACCTCAACTTTTAGTTTCCTATGAGATAATAAAACAGTTCGGCTTCATATTTTGACGTGTATCGTATAGGACAATCATCCTGTTGGAATCCATAATCACCAGTATTGAATTGTCCTATCTTCCATATATGACCATCATAGTCTACTAGCTCTAGTTTGCCTTTTAAGTCTTTAAGCATTTTATACCTCTCTCTTTATTACTCAGGGACACTTTATCCCTTTGTGTGCACCATAAGGTTTACCGCATATTTTGCAGAGTGTTTTCATAGTAACGTGCTTACCGAATTTGCGCTCTTTTGCCAGCTTACGTTGGTGTCGTTTATTTTGATATTCTTCAAAAGCTGTCATTCTCATCTTATTGCCCTTTATTACTCAGGGGGGATTAGGCTAACTCCTTGCGCTGTGATTCAAAGAAGCGGTTTTCTTCTTGGTTAAGCCGTTCCTTATTTTCGCCAACTTCCATCCCGTATTCAATGGCAGCCATAATATAATTGTCTATGACCTCAGACGCTTTAAGCATTTTCTTGTTAGTAGTTTTGGGATTAAACAACCATTCCATTAAATCGTATTCCTCTTGGCTTACCCTAACCCCGATATGAGTTTTAGTTAGGCGGTCTTTGTCCCAGAATTTGTTGTATATATTTTCCCATTCCTCATCTTCTGGGCGATTGCCAGGGATGTCGCTAACTCTGCATCCAGGCGGTAGGTTAAATCCTGATTCAAATATACCTCTCATTTTCTTTACCTCTCCCAATACTTATTTAGACTAGGCTATTTAGTCCTAAATGCGACTGGCTTACCCGTATCCGTGTATAGTTCTGGGTATCCTTTGTGAGCCATAAGGTCAAAAATCTCTATATGTTCATCTGGCGAATTGTGTTTAGCCTTAACTCTTTGTGCCGTAGCTACCGCATCTATTAAGTTAGTTTCGGCGTCTATATGACCGCAATAACTACAAGATATTTGGAATCTGTTATCGGTAGTGTGACTTGTCATTTTCTTCTCCCTTATATCTTATTCAGGTTAGGCTAATGCTTTAAGTTATTGAATGTGGCTATCGTATGGTTGCTTAATACCCCGAAACATTTAGGGCAGAGATATTCAATCGTATCAGAGTCACGGGTTTCCCAATATTCCTCATCATCGTTTAGTGTTATTTGGTAAAGATTAGTTTCCTGTTTCACTGCGATAATTGAGTCTAATTCCTTATTACAATGGTCACACCACGCCCATTGATTTTCCGTACATTCGTGATGTTCAGGGTTAATTGGACGTCCTAATTTGCGACATTCATAAGAAAAGACGCCAGTCACTCTGTGTATTTTGTATTGTCCGCAATATTGGCACTGATAGCAATTCATATTCAAACCGCCTCGGTTAGTAATTCCGTAGATTTAGAACCGGATGTCCTTTGACGAGCCACGCTAGATAATTTTTAGGTTCATTCTGGAAGTTAGACCGGACTTCGTTGCCTAGAAAATTCCACTCTCTTAAATGAAACTTCATAGCCTTAACGATGCTTTTACGAGTATACATTTTTAGTTCCTCCCTATTCCTTTTATTTCAAGGTATACTGATTAGTGTCCTTACGTCTAGGCACTAGCCTCTTACTAATGCCTAGCTTGTAAAGATACTACCGCTTGATGTAATTGTGTGCTGAAGAAACTGTCCCTGTGATGTCAAATTTTATCACCTCTGCCCCGTAGCTGTCCTGCCCTGTTACGATGCTAATATCATCAAGTTGGTGTAATTCGGGTGCGATTATCCAGCAACCATTGGGCGTGATACCAATACCAGTCAGACGATAGTATTTACCGTTTGCTTTCCAAAGATTGCTACCGATTTTCTCGTAGTCGTTTAATGTGTTGGTGGTCATTTGTTTTACCTCCGTTCCGTATTTGATGGTATATTATTAGCATACTTTAAAGAGTTTGTCAATACCCTTGACAGATTTTATTTTCTGTATGATTTGATGCGCACGTTGTCTAGTAAACCCAAACTTGATACCTAATTCATGGTAAGTTATACCTGGATGGTTTATATAATAGTCGTATATTCCTGTTTGCCGTTCAATGTCAGGCGGGTTAGTATAGTAATGTTTACGCCTATGACAAGAGATGCAAAGTAGCTCCAAGTTATCTATATCATTATAGTTTTCATCGTGGCTATTTTTATGGTGTATATGTCCACTAGTTCCCACAAACACACCGCAATCAGCGCATTTATCTTGATACCTTTTGTGAATAAACTTTCGTATTTGTGGTGGTGGTGACAATAGTTGCTGTATACGTTGTCTACTTACCTTTGCTTTTAGAGCTATTGTGGCGTAAGTGTAACCGGCGAGTCTTAGTTGTAATAGTTCTGCCTTGTCTAATAAATTCTTCATATTTATACTTTACTACTGCTAGTTGCACTTGTCAATAGCCGCCATAGGTCTTTACATAATCAAACTTTATTTTGTACTGGGATGGTGTTATAATAGATAGGTGAGGTAAAGAATGAAACATAAACTAAATGAGGCGTTAATCCTGGCACTGGCGGACAAGGATAAAGAAGCTAAGCTACGTTCTATCTGTTTGAGGTTGAGTTTGTTACCAAAGACTGAGGACTATTCACAGGTGAACGCAGATGGCAGCAATCCCAAGATTGAATACCTGGAGCTAGTCCGGTATGGTATCAATGGTTGTACTATGAAAGTAATAGCTGATATATTGAAGGTGTAACGACAGGAACGGGGTTGTTTGACTTAGTTTAATCATCGCATAATCATTGCCTTGTTTCAGTTTAACTTTATGGGTGTATCTGAGACGCACTACAATGAGCGAATTACCCTATACCAGTACATTATGTTATAATAGAAGTATGGAAGATTACAAGATACCTTATTTAGCAGGTCTATTTGATGGTGAAGGTTGTATCTATATCGCTAATCATAAGGGTGGGCGTGGTGGCAAGTTCAGGTATACCAAGCTTAGAATGATTATCAGTAATACTAACAAAGAGATTATAGACTGGTTAGTCACTAACTATGGTGGATGGACACAGACGTTTATACGTACTAATCCTAAACATAATACCGGTTATAACTGGTGGACTGAAGGGGAGAAGGCAGCTAACCTGCTAGCTAGTATATTCCCGTACTCCATTATCAAGCGTAAACCTATCATTGATAAGCTGCAAGTTTGGTTAAGTATCTCCACATCTCACAACAAGAATGTAAAGCTTCCTATGCAATTAGTATAGTTTACTTGTCATTCTATCTGTATCTTATCTGGGTTATTCTACATAAATCCGTAGCTAGCTTTACATAGTGGTTATTATACGCCCCATTGTCTCAGGTTAGATTGATACACAGTGCAGATGCGAAGGGTTGGTATTGGATTACTAATTATTAGAGTGTTCAACCCCCACTCAGCGAATGAAGAAAATTGACTTTGGGCATGAGGTAAGCTGAACGTTATGCTGTATACAATAAGAAAGGTATGGTATAATGTAATTAGTGAAGTATACAATAGGATGGTAAGAAGATATGATTAAAAGATGTGCAATCTGTAATCGCAAGAATGAAGCTAGGCGAGGCAGGTCTGTAATTGAGAGACATCATATATCCTATAGTCCACCGATAATAGTCTTGCTTTGTACTAGATGCCATAGAATGGCTACAGTTGTGGATAAGTTAGGAATAAGTGGAGTAGATGGCGATACCGAGTTTGTAAAGAAATACAATGAACTAAAAAAGGATACTTTGTCATTGTATACAACGCAAGAATTAAAGAATGAACCACCTAAAAGTTTTGTGATTAGTATGAGATTACCTGATTCAATAATACCCGAATTAAAACAAAGAGCCGGTAATTTAACTGTTGGGCAGTATGTAAAAAAGTTTATTGAAAATCTAGCGAGAGAAGATGATACACGACCGAATGCCGTGAATCAAGTCACGCAGATTGACTCACAGACCGCTAAGTCCCACAACACTATACTTCCGATATATGATAGGCTACGGCATAAGGCGGGGGATATGGTACGTATATGGAAGAACGGGCAGTTGATAGAAATGGTTATCCCTGAGACTGACGCGGATGGATATGTTGTTAATGAGGAGAAGTAATATGGATACAAATAAAGAAAGGAGAGATATGACAACAGACCAAGTAACCACCACAGCATTAATCAAGGTAAACCCTTCCAGCGATGCGGTTGTAATCGCCCTATCCAGCGAAGCGATGGGGCTACAAAAGTACGCAGAAGAACGGGCAATCGTCACTGACGAGGCTGTCCATTGCGCCACGGAAGACCTGAGCCTGATTTCAAAGCTAAAGAAGGCAATAGAGGACAAGCGCAAGGAATACGTCAGTCCTATCAAGTTACATCTGGACACGGTAAATGAAACTTTCAAGACTATCACTGAACCTCTGTCCAAAGCTGATGGGATTACTCGTGCCAAGATTATGGCATATCGGCAAGAACAGGAACGCAAGGCAAGAGAAGTAGATGAAATCAACCGTCTGAGAATGGAAGCGGCGCAAAAGGAAATGGCACTCAAGGGAGAACTCACCGAGTCCGTCAATCTGGTAGAAGTTCTACCACCTCAACCCGCTCATGTCCGCACGGGAGTCGGCATGATGGGGACTACCAAGACATGGAAGTTTGAAGTTGTAGACTTTGCTGCCCTGCCTTCTGAATACAAGGTAGCTGACCTGGTGAAAATCGGCAAGGTTGTCCGAGCGGGAGTCGCAGTCCCTGGCGTCAAGGCATGGCAGGAAGAATCCATCAGAATAACCACGAGCAAGTAAAAGGGGAAGTAAGATGGAAACGGAAAAGGTTAGAGAAGGAAAGTATTTCTACAAAGGTAAGGACATTACTCAGATGCAGGTATGGGAACTGATTGACGCGTTGGCTTGCATGATGGAAGGATTAAAGAAATGAGAGAAAGAAAAGTTCCCCCTTATAATCCCCTTTATAAAGAAAGAGAGTTAAAGAAATAATTAATATTTTAGGGTGGTCGTTCCGCTTCCCGTTGAAGGGTCGCTTCACTCTCAAAAGAACGTAACCCAGGAACTCTCCTATCCCCCAGTTGCGCTTCCCCCCTTTCCTCATAACGCTTGACACATAATGATATGATTAAGATAGGTGGTATAGTATGTTAGTTGAATGGTTGGAAGAATTTATCGGATTGATTGAGGCACTTGAGCCTGACAATACTACGGTACGTATAGAATCCAACCGTAGACTGATAGGTGAGGCTTACAGGAAACGGAACACGATTAAGACTTGGACAGAAGAAAACATACCTGACTCTCTTAATGACGTAGTGGAATTGATTTCTTTACTTGATGAATACTTCAATTGCTTTGTTAAGGGATACAAAGCACCGCACCTGATTGACGTTCTGCCCGATTTGATAACAGCCAAATTGGTATATATTTCTGAGAACTTGTAATGAAGATATGTGTCTCCTGTAAGAAGGTTCTGAAAGAGACGGCAAAGAAATGCCCTTTGTATGGTGGTGTGGATTTAGCTCACATTGAAATGAAATACTAGATATTAAAGTTTAGTTTCTTAACGCAGGGTCTTATTAAAGATTCTGCATTTTTGTTTAAGTACGATGTGTAAGACATGTGCTGGCAGAAGGAAAGTCCTGATTGTTTTAGGGAACGGGAAACTAAGACCTTCTCCCTGTCCTGAGTGTTGTGATGATAGAAACACTAAACGAAAAGATATTAAAGCTTGAAAGTCTTACTGATGCCGAGTTCTACAAAGAGGCGATACGTGAAGCTGAGCGTTGGGGAATTTCTAACTGCGATTACAAGTGGTTCTTAGATAACTATATCACTGGCAAGTGGAGAATGAAGGTACAGGGTAACTGATGAAAACAGAACCTAAACTAAAAGAAAAAGAAGCTTACTACCAGTGGTTAGACACTCCGTCTAAGGAACGTGACCCAAGTAATGTAAAAGACATCGCTGCAAAGTTAGGTGTATCCATTGTAACGCTCTACGATTGGAAGCACGCCAGGGAAGAACCCGATAGCGATGTAACACTATCTGATAAGGCATTAAAAGAGTTAGCGTTATCGGGAAAGAACCCGATGTATATGAAGATGTGGCGGGAAAGATTAGGACTAGATAAAAAAGAAGATGGTAACAGCGACACTATCACCGCAGATGAAATCGCCAGAGCCTTCTACGGAGTCAGAGAAGAACTCCAACGAGAAGGCTACCCAACGCTCTCTCCTGTATCGGGAGTGGGCGAAATGCAGGCTTAGTCCTACTTACTTCATTGAGAAGTATTGTAAGATTAAAGACGCTGGCGTAGGTACAATACCGTTTCACCTGTGGCAATACCAAAAAGATGTACTGGAAAGTTTAACCGCATACAACGCTGTCATTATACTTAAAGCACGTCAGATAGGAATGACATGGCTAATGGCGGCTTATGCTCTACATAGGGCGATATTCTACCAGAGTGCCAACGTCATTATCCTATCTAAAGGTGAGGCGGAAGCGGGTGAAGTTCTGGACTATTGCCGTTTCATGTTGTCTCACCTACCGCCTTTCTTGCAGTTAGATACCAACCGTGACCAGCGCAGTTTAATGTCATTCCCTACACTGAGTTCCAAGATACGCGCCTTACCTGCTACGGAAGAAGCCGGTATCGGTTTTGGTGCGGCGACATTACTTATCCTTGATGAGAATGACTTTCATCCTTACGCAGAACAGAACTACGTAGAAATCAAACCGATGATTGAAGGCAAGGGAAAGCAGTTGGTCATACTGTCCGCGCCTAACAGGACAAAGATTAATTCCAGTTTCAAGAATATATGGCATGGTGCAAGAAAAGGAAACAACAACTTCTCTCCGATATTCCTTCCTTACAGCGTAGTACCTGGGCGTGACGAAGCATGGTATGACAGGGTAGCCAAAGATTATAGCCAGAAGGACATGGAAACACGCTATCCCAGAACGGAAACCGAAGCTCTATCAGTAACGGTAGCTGAGAGATTCTTTGACATTCCTGCATTATCTGAAATTGCAGAAAAGCACGTTAGAACACCACTCAAAGAAGTTGAGGGATTTGATACCAGAAACGGGATGATAAAGATATTCCAACCGTCAGTTAAGGGTGAGTTCTATATCGGATACACTGACCCGTCAATGGGAAGGGAAGACCCTAGCCATACCGTATTCATCAACGCTCGTACCAAAGAACAAGTGTGTTGCTGTTCGTTCTGGTTGCCTGCTGACGAAGTAGCCATGATACATGATAGTCTGGTTCATTATTACAACAAGGCGTACAACTCTTATGAGTACAACGCCTACGCTGGTGGCGTATTCAAGAATACGATTCAGCAACTAGCTACGCCTAACCAAGCACCACGCAGACGACCTAACACCAACGATGACATTATAGCCAATGAATACGGCGTATATATGTCGCCCCAGATGAAAAAAAAGATGCTTGGTATTTTAAGGCAGAACATTGAAAAGAAATTAATTATCATCCATGATATTGCTACGATAGATGAAATGATGACTATGATGTGGCTTGCCGGTGAGGAAATGCCCAGAGTACCGGAAAAACTACATGACGATAAGATTATGGCATGGGCGGGTGTGGTTTACCTGGAGAAGTTTGCGCCTAAAGTGGAACATACGATGCGTTCCTTTGATTACAGGAGAGACTAGATGAACATACAGGAAATCAGAGAGAAACTAAATTATTATAAAGATACACTTTACAGCGCAACAAGGTTTGAGCAACTTACTGACCAAGACTTTTATGATGATACGTTTCAAGTCCCCTGGATTAAACCTCCTCTGATTGTCTCCCGTACTGGCAGCGCAGCAGAAATGATTGACGCGCCTGTATCTCAACTGTCAGGCTCTAAGATTAAAGTTTACCGTCAACCAGTAAAGAATACAAATGCCGCTATTGAAGCTTCTGGCAGAATTGCATCGTGGGGCAACTCACAGATGGAACTATTGATGAAGCAGAACCCCAACCCCAAGAACGAGTTTTTCAAGAACGAATGTTTAAGGGGCGAGGCTTGGGTTCATGCGCTACATGCGTCTAGTTGGGTAAGTGACTCTCCTGATAGAACGGGATTCCCTGTCATATTCCTGTTCCCAGACCCGATGATAATATATGCTTCACCTAACGAGGATGAAGAAGGCATACCCGAAGATTTATTTGTTTACTATGAGAGATTACCCAATGCGATACATGCCTTGTATCCAGCATGGACTAACCCTAAGAACGCAGGAACTAGAAACAAACCTACTTCTACGTGGATGGCATACTGGTCTAAGAAGGAACGTTACTTTGAGGCTGACGGTATGCCAGTGTTATCTGACTATACTAATCCTTACGGATTCGTTCCGTTCGTACATAAGGTAGCTTCGTTTGGTAAGTCGTCTGCCGAAGGTAAAATGGAAGAACTGATTGTAGGCAGACTGAGAAAGTATAGAGACTTACTTAGACGGGAAGCTGCCAGTACATCAGATATTGATTCTATCATCCACATGTTTGCTAACCCTTCCCTTGATGCACAGGGCGATGACAACCACGCAGTACCAGTAGACTTTGAGCAGAAGTATTCATTCAAAGCTGGCAAGATGAACGTACTCCCGCCTGGTATCAACGTCAAGAAAGGTATTGATTTAACACCCAAACCAGAAGTATTCACGTGGGCATACAAGATTGCCTCAGACTTGGGCAGAAAGATACCTGGTGCTTTGCTTGGTATCCCCACAGGAGATTCAGGCAGACTCCAAGATATGACCTACGGTACGGCGATGGGCGCGTATGGAGTTGAGATTGACAACCTTAAAAACGCTTTGGCTACTGCTTTTGGCATGGCTTTAAGAATGTTTGAAGTCGTACCTAAACTTAGACCTGACGAGATTAAGGAAAGCGATATACAGGGTGATTACAATTTCCAAGTAGAAATAGACCTTGAAGATTCAGTAGACAAAGCACGTAAGATTGCCGAAGGCAGAGCTATGGTTATTGCAGGGCAACGTTCTCTCAGAACTTTCTTAATGCAGGATTGTGGAATGACAGCAGAACAAGCTGATGATGAGATTGATGAAATACTTGCTGAAAAGTATATGTTACAAAGTCCTGAAATTGCACAGTTCATTGGTGCTAAAGCTGCTGAGAAATCTGGTATGGCTGACGAATTACAGGCATACAAGGAACAGAACGCAGCTATGAGTAAGTTCAAGATGCAACCTGCTATTGGAAGCAAAGGCGGAGAACCTAGAAGTTTGAATATCAAGACTGACTTAGGCGCAGAAATGGCAGACGTAGCAATGAGTCCTAGTCCTACCAGACAAACGGCGGTGATTTAATGAACGCTAACAGATACGAAAGAGTGATGAATCGGATAGCCGAACGTACACAAAGAATTAATCAGAAGATGGGATTGGACATGAAACATTCCAAGCCGTTTGATAAAGACGTTGTATCTAATAAGGAACGGCTATTGGATTGGGAATCTAAGCCGGAAGAACAGAAGATGATTATGCGCCAGTATTTCCCAGAACAATTCGCTGTCATTGAGGCTGAGATGTCGGCGATAAAAGGACGGTACAACAATGGCTAAGGGATATAGGGATACAGTTCAAGATTACGGTTCATTCAAAGCGTGGTATATAAAACAATATGGTACATTGCGTGGGTTACCCGCTAATGATTCGTTCCTATTGAATAATGATTATTATAAATATTATCAGGTAATAAAAAACATTCCAGAAAATGCTACGGTTGTACGTCAGGTGAAAGACCCGCAAGGGAATATAATCAACTTACAACCTAACCAAAAGAACTTCGCTCAAGCATATCCTACGGTACAATCAACTGATGTAAACGGTGCGCCTCAATCTATTGCCCCGCAATTAAATACACCCAATAAAACAAATGAAGTTGTCTCAATGAACGGGTACGATTTTCTAGTAACCTACGACAAGAATGGCGAAAACCCTGTTTATACTTATATCGGCAAAACTGAAACTTCAACCTCTTTAACACCTTATCAGGAAGCACAGTTACGGATGCAACAGGATGCTTCTAATCAGGAGAACCAATATCTTAAAGGACAGATAGCTAACTATGGAGAAGGAGGTAGAGTTGCTTCAAACGTAGCTCAGTTGGCACAGTTAGGCAGAACACAGCAAGGTTCACAGGTAGATTGGGCTGGTGCGTTTGAATCTGCTAGACAGTCTATACTTGATAACCTTGCACTTAGTCCTTATCGGAACTGGATTAAACTAGAAGAAGCAAAGACAATGGCTAACCCCTACCAGAAGGCTGATAATACTTTTGCTGATTCGTTTAGTGCATTACAGGAAGAAAAGAAACGCTCATCCGAAGCTGTCAAGACCGCCAGAGATTGGGCGGGTAAACAGTTAGAGTCTGGTAATCTTTCCGCACAAGAAGCGGATATGGTCAATCGTGTAATCACTTGGGATAAAGAAGTAGATAAGAGGATGCTTGAGGCTGACGCTATCATGGCAGACGCTAGTACGGGTAATGTTACCAGCACTAATGATACAGGGTACTTCGGCAATCGTGCTGATGTGGTACGAGAGCAAGCATGGGCTACGCCAAGACCTGCTGGCGATGGTACGGGTAACATGGCACTAGGTGAACCTGATGCCCCCCAGAAACCTAAAGGAATCGCTACACCTGATTGGCTAAGGGGTTATGTCCCACAATTAGGCGATATGCTTAGTAAACAAGAGGTAGCACCACTAAGCGGACAGGCGTTGACCCAGATTAGTCCTACCAGATTAGAACAACTAAAAGGTTATATTGATTGGACTGGTATGGGCGATACTGGCGATTGGTTACACCAGACAAGTTTGCAAACACCCCAAGCACCTAAAGTGAAGTCAGGTTGGCAACCTGCAATGCAGAGGTAAGACATGCCGATTGTAGGTGAAATTGTAAAAGGAAATGAAAATACTCTGTTAAAAGTACGCTTTGGAGTAACATAATGTCACCGATATGGACACCAAGCACTAATCGTATACAGGAAGAACTGGAAAAAGAAAAGGCGAAGTCCGCGCTGATTCAAGATGAATTAAAACAAAGGTTCATCCCGTCATGGACTCCACCTGTCCAGAATTTAGCTGCACCTGAAAGTGGGACAATCCCACAAATAGACACACCTACTCCACAAGTTGAGCGTAATTTTGTCCCTCAGTCTATGCAACTAGACAATACTACACAAGAAGTATACACACCTGAATTACAGTATAGAACACAACCTATGGTAGAAGATATTACAGAACCACAACCAGTGGTATCCCAATCGGTAGCACCAAATGATACCACATTGTGGTATGAGCAACCCAAAGCGTTATATGAAAAGGCTGAGACTGGAATTGCAAAGGCAGTTTCTAAAGTACCGTTACTGCCCAAAGCACTAGATAAAGTTGCGCCTGTATTTGAGTGGGTAAGCAACAACCTTGATAAACCATTTGCCGCTACCATCCTATCAGCGTTCTCCCCTAGTCTTTCTTGGAAGCAAGGGGAGTCTTGGTTATCCCATGAGAAACGTGAGTACGAGGAATGGAAAGCACCAACCTATGTAAAAGGCGTTGCTGAGTTTGCTAATCCTTTATGGTGGATTCCCTGGGTAGGTTGGGCGGGTAAAGGTGCTAAGGCACTTGGCATGGGCGGTAAGATTGCAGAAGTAGCGGCTAAGACAGCACAGGCTTCTGGGAAATTAGGACAGGTTACATTACCTGAAAGCAAGGTACTGGACAACGCCCTATTCAAACTTAATCCTTCCAAGAAACTGGCGTTATGGGCAGAGAACAAACCCGTACTGCATAATATAGTAAAAGCGGTTGGTGGTGAATCTGCCTTCGCTCGTGCGCCTGAGATTGGTGAATCCGCACTAGACACTACACGCAGGGCTATCATTAAACGGTTCACTGTCTTTGATATGCGTAAAGGCGTGTCTGGTCAGTTGATGCCCAAACTCTTGAAGCATGGCAACATAGAAAAGAAATTACAGATTGATGACATGGGGCGTGTATTGTCTGCTACGCCTATTGGAGAAGAAGGCGCAAGGTTAGGGCGTGGTATCTCTGAGGTAATAGAACATCCCGAACTATATAAGTTTGCCACGCCAGAAGCCAAGCAGATTGTAACTGATACCAGAGATATTCTAACCGAAGTGTTTAGATTAACAAAGTCAGAAGGTATCAACTTACCCAAAGACATATTCTATCATCGTATCGTAAAAGGTAAGACTGTATTAGACCCGAAGATGAAACCACACTTTGAGGAATCTGAGTTTGGTTCACTCTTTGAGAAGTCCCGTACCTATCAGACAATGGAACAGGCTATTACAGAAAATGCCAAGAAAGGTATGAAACTCCAATACGGCACATCTATTAGAGAATCGCTTGAATCTACTATCAACCACTATATGAAACGGATAGCGGACAAACGGTTTACCGATGATATTAAAGGATTAGGTAAGACAGCACTTGAAAGGTTCACGGCGGCAGAGCCAGTGATTGCAGAGAAGATTACCGCAAACGCAGCAAAACTTACTGCATCCAAGTATGCTCTCAACGCCGTAACTAAGTTGAAGTCTTACAGGGGTACGTCAATTCCTGGTGCTACGCTAGAGAAGATACGTAACGAACTTCCCGATATTGCTAACCAGATAGACAACATGTTTGACCTACCCAAGAATGACGTACTTAAAATCATTACTAATCTTAGTAGCGAATTATACAGGACAACCAGACTATCACCTAAAGACGCACGTATTCTTATCAGCCAGTACGAAGGTAAGAATATGATACAAAAGATGGTAGCAATGCTGGAAGATAAGACTATTGATAACAACTTATCCAAAGACATGATAGAAAAGATTTACAAGAACGCTTATGAGATTAAGAAACAGACGATTGATGACGCGATTGATGATATTCAAAAAGTAACCAAAGGATTGCTTGAATCTACTACTGCCGAACTCAAACCACTCAAAGCAACCCGTTCTGAGTTTCTCAAACACTTCAAAGGCAAGGATATACTGGCTGACCCTATCAATGGGGAACGGTTGGCGATGTTCCGAAGGAATCCCCCTGCTTTCAGGGACAAGTTCTTTGATGATGATGTGGTTAAATTCGTTGAGAAGATTGAGGGCGATAAGAGTCAGGATTGGTTACGTGCGGCGGCTAATATCTCTGGTATGTCCAGAATGTTTACCGCTACGCTGGACTTCTCCGCCCCGTTCATTCAAGGTCTTAACGTACTTGGTAGAAATCCCGTAGCATGGGCTAAGGCTGTACTTAAACAATACGAGTTTGCTATCAATCCAACTAACTTCTATAAGTACATGGATGACCCTGTTACCAAAGCAATCATCGCAGACCGTGTAACGGCTGGTGCATCCATATCTAGCTTTGAGTTCTTTGAAGCTATGAAACCTCTACAGAAAGGTAAACTTGCCCCGATAATCCAACAGACATTCGGTAGAGCAGAAGCGGCTTTCACTGGATTTGGTGAAGTGGCACGTAACGAAATGTGGAAGGCACTACGCCGACCTGATATGCAACCTGAGCAATTACGTGAGTTAGCCAGGATAACCGACAGGATGACGGGCGTGATGTCTTCTGAGGGCATTGGTATCGGACGTACCCAACAGGACTTTGAAAATGCTTTCGTATTCTTTGCACCTAGATATACCAGAGCGTCACTGTCATTCGTTAGTGATGTATTCAAAGGCGGCATGACTGGCGCAGAAGTCAGGAAATCTCTAGGCGGTTTAATGGCTGGCGGCATGGCTATGTATATCGGTACGTGCAAAGCATTGGAACAGCAACCGAACCTAGACCCTACTTCTGGCAGATTCTTAACAGTTAAAGTTGGTGAGCAATACGTAGGGCTTGGCGGTATCATGTACTCTCTTATGAGATTCGGATACAGCGTAGCGGCTACGGCTGCTGACCCTGAGAAAAGACTTGATTTGGTTAGTCTTAGCAGATTTGATAACCCGTTCATTAAGTTCATGTACGGTAGAACATCCCCGCTTACTGGTACGGTTAACAACATCATTGAAAGCAAGAACTATCTTGGTGAACCACTTGAATCCCCTGCTGATTGGGGTAGGTTCATGGTAGAAAAGATTACACCGATTGCATTACAGACTACTATTGAAAGCGCAACGCAGAAAGGCGAAATTGACCCGTTAGTATTCTTGGCGGAAGAAGCTGGTGGTAGGACATTCCCGCAAAGTGCATGGGAGTATCGTGAGCAAGCCAGAGACAAACACGCTATGGAGAAGTACGGTAAGTCTTATGGTGATTTACCCGTACTCTATCAGAAGATGATAGATAGCGAACCAGACGTACAGATGTTCTCACAAGAAGCTGACGAAAGGCAGGCGATACGTGGCGGGTTATCTGCCAAGTTTGTCCAGTGGCAAGATGAACGTGATAGTGCAAGACAGATGTATGTTGACCGTCTTAGCCAACTGCAACGTGCCTATGATGATGGTATGATTGATGGGATGACGTTCAAAGACGAATTACAGAACGCAGGGTATGGATTGGGCGTAACCTACAATCATATCAACGGACAGAAAGAATACTCTGAGGTTATGGGAAAACTCAATCAACCTAAAGAAATAAGTTCCAAGTATCGTGGCGATGTAGCGTATGAAGAACTTACCGCCGCTTCGTACAGTAATCAATTCACCGACGAGTACGGTATCTTTGACTTTGACGGATACAATGCTTTCAGAGAATCTCTACAACAGAAGTATTCCGATGTGTGGGATTACGTAACACAGAGAGAAGCACAGACCAAAGCAGACCTGCCGCCACTGGCGCAGGAATACCAGAGGGCAAAGGAAATACTCAGACCATATTGGGATATTACCACTGACGTTGTTAATCTATTTGGACAACGGTTTGCTGATAGTCCTAGAGGAAAATCATTAATAAAGAAACGCAAGGAAAATCTACGCAGAATGAATCCAGAAATAGACAAATATATCACGATGTTCTATACACAAGGATAGATATGATAGATGAAGAAAAACCTCCCAGTAAAACTATTCTATATAGCACTACAGGGCGTATTCCTGCCACTGATACTTTTTGTAGACGACTTGCGAAGCTCTGGTCAGATGACAGGATTCTTGTGGGCGTTCGCTTTATACGAGGCGTTGGTTATCTTAGATGCCCTGCTATACTGGATAGTCTTTAGTAAAGAAAAGAAAACTTGACAACATAACGTATAATTAAGATAGGGTACATTAACAATTAAATACAGTGGGTGGGTGAAACAGTTTCCACACTAGGCTCATAACCTAGAGACATTAGGTGCGACTCCTATACCCGCAACCAACACATTTAGCCACGTCTTAAAACAGCGTGGCTTTTATTTTAGGCACGAGGCTTAGGCGTAGTGCCTTTTGTATTTTAAGGAGGGTTTTAATGGTTGACTTTGCACAGGGAGAGAAACCGAATGAGGCGGAGAAAGTAACTACGGTTACTGAGTCCAAGCCAGAAGGGACAGTCCCAACGGTAGACATTGCCAGTCTACAATCCGAGTTGGAGAAGTCCAAGCAGGAAATTACCAAATGGCAAGATGAAGCTAAGAAACATCAGCAGAACGTTAGCAAGAAAGCCGCCGAACTAGACAAAGCAAAACTTGATATGACGGAAGTGAAAACTTTACGTAAACAAGTTGAACTTCTAGCACAGGCAATACTTAAAGATGATGATGGCGATGGTGAAAACCCGCAACCATCAAAGAAGAAAAGTGAGACTCTAGCCGCTATCCAGTCCGCAGGGGCGCAAGCTCAATATGAAACGGAGAGGATGAGACAGACGGAGTACAACTCAAGAGCTAACGAGATATACAGTAAGGCTAAAGTAGCCTACGCTGATAATCCTGATGAATTAGAGCGCATAGAAGGTTTACTGGTACTAGGTTATTCTCAACCTGAGAAGTTTGAAAAGGCTTTGATTAAGGTTAGCGACACTGAGAAGAAACCGAAGCAGCCTGTTGAAACTGACGCAGATAAAGAAAAGCGTTTACGTAAAGAAATAGAAGCTAAGATTTGGGAAGAAAAAGGCTGGAACGTTTCTGATACTGGTAAACCATCAGGCAATGGCACACGGATATTCACAAGGCAACAGATAAATAGTATGAGTCCCGAAGAATACCGCAAAAACAAACCCGCTATTGATGAAGCGGAATCTGCGGGGCATATCAAGTAAAGGAGAATTTTAATGGCGTATAACACCGGAACTGACCCGACCCTTGCCGAACTCATTACGGCAAAGTTTATCCCTGAGAAGTATTCCAAAGACGTAATCATGCACACTCAGTCAGCACTTGTTATTGCTGAGAGTGTCAACCACGAATATCAGCCTGACCTTACCTACGGTTCTGTGGTCAACATTGCATCGTTTAGTGAAGGTTCTGATACAGAAGTAACCCCTGGCACTGAACCTACCCCTGTTGATTCGGCTGGTACTCCTGCATCCCTGACGGTAAACAAATGGCGACAGGTTACGCACGAGATTTCCAAGATGTCCAAGATTCAAAGCTACGCCGATTACTTTGGTAAAGCGGCTCAGTCTCAGGCGTATGTTCTTGCCAAGAGAGTTGATACCGAGCTAGGCGCACTCTTTAGCACTCTGGCTGGAAGTTCTGTTTATGGTTCTGATGGACAGACCATGACTGACGACATCATCCTTGCCATCATAGAGACTCTTGATGAAGCTGATGTTCCTGCTGATAACCGCTTTATCATAGGCGACCCGTCCATGCGTGTTGACATGCTCAAGATTGATAAGTTTGTCCGCACTGATTATGTCCGTGATGGCGTGGTAGCGAGTGGTCAGATAGGTATGATTTATAACATGCCTGTCAAAATCACCAACAACCTTACTGCCGCCACCACTGGCAACTATGGCGCAATCCTGCACAGGGACGCTCTGGGCGTAGTCATCCAGTCTAACCCAACTTCCCAGATTATCCCGATGCCCTGGAAATTCATCACCCGCATTACTACTGATGTTATCTTCGGCGTTGCAGAACTTAGAGACAACTTTGGAAAATCTTTCTACACCCGCAAAAGCTGATAATTAGGAGTTAATTAATGCCCATCTACGAATTTCACTGTGAGAAGTGCCATAAAGAAATGGATTTAGTCCAATCCTTTAACGCTGAGACTCCCATGTGCTGTGGTGTGCAGATGGTTAGAACACCATCCTTCCCCGCAATGGTAAAGATTAAAGGGAGTGGCGGGTATCCTTCACGGCGTAAGTTCGTAGGTGGGACTGCCCCTTATTCAGGTAGCACAAAGGCTTGGCTAGGCTAACCTTTGAAGCGAATAAGTCGCAGGTGATATACCGTTCCAATGCGACTGTAAAGAATAAAGGAAATAGGAGATTAAATGTCACAGCAAATAAAAGTTGAAAGAAACATTGTTATCGCTGGTGCTGCAAATCAGACCAACAACGTAGAAGGAAACCTTAACCCTGACAGGAAAGGCGTGTTCTATGAATATACTGAGTTAGCACTTGACGATACTAACAAGTACACCCCGTACCTGGATACCACTTCTACTATTGCTTTAGCCTCTGGCGGCATTACCTTAACAACGGCTGCCACTGATACCAAAACCTGTTCTCAGTCTCAGGGTGGAATCTGGTGGTACTGCGCTAAGAATCCTGTTGTGGAAATGAGATTCCAGCTTGACGTAGTTACTAACGTAGCCATCAATGCCGGGTTCACTGATGCGGTAAGCGAAGCGTCAGGCGTACTGCCGTTCCTTATCTCTGGTACGACCATAAGTGATACTGCTACCAATGGAGTGATGTTCTGCTTTGACACCAACCAGACTACTAAGTACTGGTACATCGTTAACACGAAAGCTGGCACTCAGGGCGGAACTATCCTTGCATCAACCTATGCGCCTGCTGCCGCTACCGATGTAACCCTGCGTGTAGCACTTGATAGTTCCGGCAATGCTTCCTACTACTACAACGGTATTCAGGTAGGGTATAAGGCTTCGGCTACTACGGCTGCAACTCCGTTAGTCCCGTACTTTGGTATCAGGAACAATTCTGCTGCTGCTCATGTGGCTACTCTGAAATCTGTACGACTCTGGCAGGATATGTAAGGAGAGTGAAACATGGCTGACAGAATCCTTACGTGGTCGTTTAATAGATTCACCGAAGGTGGTGCATTGCTCCCCGCATACTATCTGGAATCTGACTATGAACCAGTAGCGGTACGTGTCTACGCTGAGTCCTCACCTAAAGTCAACGAAGCTAAGTTTGACATCATGGCGGATGGAGTATCCATCTTTGCCGACAACACGGAAGTTGTGAATAGCCCTGACATTAACTACCAGATACAACATATTCCCGATACCAGCATAGAACTGGCGGCTAGTGAAAGTGACGACCTCATGGCAGACAACTTCAAAGAAGGACTATCTCTTGAATCAGGTAGTTGGATTACCTGCAAGGTAACTAATGATTCAGGCGCAAGGAACGTATCAATCCAGTTTGAACTAAATGCCCTTTCAGAATCCGATGAGGATGCTGAATAGTCTTTACGGAAATAGACTAAGTAAAGAATTTCGGTAATAAAAGAAAAGGATGGTAAACAAATGGCTCTCATCAAATTGACTCAGGCGACTAATGGCGAATCCGTATTTGCAAAGGCAACCGAAGGCGGAACTACAATCACCATCGACCAGAGAGTAGTCTGGACTGCAAGGGGCTACGGCTTTCAGGCGATGGCTACTTCCGCAGTGGCATCCCTTGTAGCTCGCCCTACTACTACTGCTATGGCGACTATCCGCAACAACAGCAACAGCAAAGTTCTGGTAATTGACGAGGCATTCGGACATAACCTTGTCGCTGTTGCTGAATCAGCCTTCTCCCTGTGGCTCTGCTCTCATCCTGTTGGAATGGCAGCTATCACCAACGACATCACTGTACGCAATAGCCTTAATGGTAGCGCGGCTGGTGGTTCTGAGACTTCCTTTGACAATGGCGCAACCGTAACTGACGATGGTTGGTTTCCGTGGGGCGTTTCTGACCACACCGTTACCGTTACTACTCCTGGCGGCGTTGTTATCGCACCTGTTAATGGCAGAATCATCGTTCCTCCCACTGGCGGTATTTCCTTACAGTGTGTGGGCAGCACCACTGGTGTCACTATCACCGCTGGTTTCAGATGGTACGAAATTCCTGTCAGCGAATTAGCTCTTAGCTAAACAAATAGGCTTTGAGGGGTGAGCCTTGAATCACCCCTCACCCTTCATATTTGAATTTTAATTAGTATTAGTAAAGGGGGTACACAATGGCTACTGCAATCTTCGGTTCGCCTATCAAGAAACTGTTTGGTGAGACTGTCAGTCTTACCACTACCGCACAACATCTGCTTTTCAAGCCTACTTACCATGAAGCTATGCTTTACTGTGCTTCTGCATGGAGATTAGGCATAGCACCTAGACTGTCCAGAGTAAAGTATTATAACGCCTCAACTTATACTGATTATACTTCGCAAGCCATAGACAGAGTGGATACTACTCACGTTCCGCTTGACGCTATGGCGGCTACGCATTACCTGTATCTTGGCTTTACCGAACCTACCAGAGGTTGGTATATCAACGTAGACGGTACTAACAAGAACGCAGAAGCGGCTACGCTTGACGTAGAGTATTGCTACGATGTTTCCAAGCCAGGTTATCTTAAACTCACTGGTACGATTTCAGGTGCATTGACGGTTGGTGAAACCGTAACAGGACAGACAACTGCCGCAACTGGAACATTGGTTTACTCTGGGGCGACCTACATTATTGTCAAGAATATTAGCGGACAATTCAATCTGGGTGAAGATGTTGATGGCGCACACCAAACATGCGATGACGTAACCGCTATTGACCCTGTTGCCGTAGGAACTGGATACTTCACTGACGTAGCTAGTGACAGTGATGGTACTACTTCTGCTGGTGCTACGTTAGCGCAAGATGGTCTGTACGCTTTCACATTGCCTTCGGTAGTAAGAGGACAGATTACCGCACTTGATAACGAACCTCTTTACTGGTATAGGTTCGCACCATCCGCACCACTATCAGCAACGGTTGATATTGTTGATATTATCCCCGCTACCGATACGGTAAGCTACGGATACATGGAAGCTGGCATCCCGTATCAACTCCCGTTGAACGTAGCGCAGAACGGGGCGTTTGAGTTTGACCATACTGCTACTGGAACGCTTGACGTTACGTGGATTCTCCACTAGGAACGTGAAATGTTAGGAGTTAATAAAGGGATAATCAAAGGCACATCGGGTGAAAAGATACCGATGCTTGGTAGACTGCCAGTTCCGTTCCTTAACCCTACTGTGTACTATGATGGCACACCGTACTCTGGTGATACCATAACGGACATCAGTGGCAACGCACTCAACGGGACAATCACAGGTGCAACATGGACACAGCTAACGAACGGGGCTTGGGTACTGGCTTTTGATGGGGTAGATGACTACATAGAAGTTGCCCACAATGCTAACCAACTACTCACCACAGGCGGGACTATTTTGGCGTGGATTAAGCCGTACAGTTTAGGAGAAAATCCCGCTACGGAAGCTGGAAGGATAGTTGATAAAAGTACCAACACAACAGGAGGAAACGGCTATTCTTTCCGTATGGGCGCAACTAACACTCTACGTTTTATCATTAACGGCGGCACACAGATATTTGCGGCGAGCGGAGTTATTTCTAATTTTGGGACTTGGTATCACGTGGTAGCCACCTGGGACGCAGCAGGCTACGTAACTATCTATGTCAATGGCGTACAATCAGGCACGTCAGGCATATCCGCTGACCCCGCAGGGATAACGACTACAAACGCTATACGAATAGGTAATCGTTCAGGCGCAACGGATAGGACATTTGACGGTTTAATCGGTGAAGTTTCAATTTACAATCGCGCCTTATCTGCTGAGGAAATAGCTCAATATCACAATGCTACAAAATGGAGGTATAGCTAATGCCTTATATACGTGTCCAGATAGATTTAGCCTATAAACTTCCACTCTCCCCTGCTGTCTTAGCTAAACTTAACGAGTTAAAAGCATTGATTACTCAGGGCAAGGCTTACGCAGAGAAAATCAACGAGAACAACCCTGACGAGGAGAATACTGTTACCGCAAAATGGCATGTGTGTAACCACGATGAGGGTAAGCCGTGTGGCGAAGAACATATTTTGTAGGTGTATTAAATGACGACAGTGCAATCAACTTTAGACGATAGGCTTTCTCAAAGTATAGGAGATTATATATCGGTAGCATTAACCACTAACCAAGCTGCGTCTGGTTCGGTAGTCAGTACCAACCTTAATTCCTTTGACAATGGCAGGGATGACTACTTTAACGGGTGGTACTGTTACTTTACCAACCTTCTCAACGCAGGAGTGGAACGCAAGGTATACGACTATGCTACATCCACTGGGACGTTAAGTGTACGTGGGGCTAACCTGTCTGCCGATAGTTCTACTGCTACTATCAAAGTTTATAAGTATTCCTACACCTCTAAACTAAGAGCGATTCAGGATGCTATCCGTGAACTCTATCCTGTCCTCTATAAGAATGTAGACGATAGGACGTTAGTTACTGGCGACATTCTACCCGATAGTCATTTTGAGAACTGGTCTAGTACGAGTGCCTTAACATTCTACTCAGCACTCAATGGGACTTTAGCTCAAACCTCAACAGCAGGGTACACGATTGGTGGTAAGTGTTCCGCAAAGCTCACCGCGTCCAGCGCAAACGGCTATATGTACATCCACTCCAATACATACCCCAGACTGTTAGATATTCAAGGTGAAACGATAAGCCTCTACTGTTGGGTTTACTCAGAAGTTGATAATGACGCATGGTTGGAAATTGTTACACAAGATACAGACGGAACAACGCAGACGCTTACTTCAACTACTCCATGTACTGGTGGAAGATGGACACTACTAAAACTGGAAGACCAAGCAATCAACAAGAATCTGGTTGTCTGTATTGTGAAGTTTGGAGTAACCACTAATGCCAAGTATGTTTACTTTGACCATGCCCGATTAGTTGGCGCAGATGTTCACGAATACCTGATACCCAACTCCGCTAAAGATGGTACGGTAAGGAATGTTTCAATACAGGTCAACGCTAATTCAGACGAACCATGCGATGACCTATTCCCTCAGAAGTGGAATGAAATATACGGATGGGAAGTTGTCAATGATGGTACTTATAAATACCTGAGACTACCCTATACCTACGCTAACCTATACCAGATAAGGATTGAAGGCGATACTTGTCTGGAAGTGCCTACCGCTTATTCCGATACGGTAAGCATTGATGGCGAAAAGGTTAATCTATTGATAGCCTATGCCGCTTATAAACTTTTCTTAAGAGAAGAAGGCATCCCGTCATCTGACGACAAGGCAAGATTTAAGTCCAGAGCTTCTCAATGGTTAGGTGAATTTTACCGCTTGAAGTCTCAACTGATGATGTCACGCCCTGCAAGTCCGTTTATGTTCCCCCTGCCGTAGCTAAGACTTACTACGATTGATTTCTAGGCGGGTATAAATAGTTTTGAATGGTAACGGATAGCCAAAGGATTAAAACATGTCTCCATCGTACATAAAAGAACGCCACCACATTGGTTTCTTACGGGCAGACGGGACTTCCGTTGGACTGATGTTGGCAAATGATAATAACGGCAAACCTTATTACCGTACTATCCTTGACAAATATTTAGTCAGCCAGTATACGACATCTCCTGATGGTGGTGCAACCAACCCCGAGGAAGAACTGCATATTTCACAGAATGATTGGCGTTCTGGCTTTGGGTTATACATTCAAGATTCTAATGACCCGTATCGTTATTATGAATCTTACGGTATGGACATGCGGTTCAAGGGTCAAGCATCACAGTCTTATAAACCAGCTACGATAACCTTACCTACTATCACAGCCGTAACCGCAGGAAACACAGACTTTGAAACATGGTCTGATGCAAACACACCTGGGACTTGGACAAAGAATACGGCAGGCGGTATTACAATAGCTCGTAATGATGCTAACGAACATGGTGGTACTTATTGTGCTTCATCTAGTGTTGCCGCCGCCGCAGAGTTTAAGATGCTCTGGCAATCAGTAACGTGGAATAATGAATATCGCAGTAGAACAGTTACCTTTACATGCTATGGCAAAGCACCTGCCGCCAACAGAGCAAGAATCGCAATCTATGACGGAGTAGGAAGGACATATTCAGCATACAACACATCGGCAGGTTCATACGATAAGCTACAAGTTACCAGAGTCTTGAACGCTGCCGCTACTGAATTAACCATTGAACTTTATCATACTGACGTAGGCGCAGGTGGTACTACAGTTTATTGGGATGATGCTACCTTCATGCCGCCTACCGCAGGCGTAGTCCATAGGGGCGTTACTTTCAATGGGCATGAGTACATCCCCTGGGGCAACAATCTGATTAAAGTACATGGCACGACTGGCGTAGTAAGTTATATCTATTCGTTCCCTGCTACCATTACTTCGCTTGAACCATTCCCTGACAACAACTTATATATCGCTTTAGGTTTATCCGAAGCATACTGGTATATGTCAACCTCAGAAGTGTTTACTCAAAGTACGGCTGCGGAAAACAAGTTTAATATTTTCAGGACGGTACATACAACCGCGCCTACTCTTTATGGTAGCGATACTGCGTATACCGTTAAATCAACCACAGACCCTACTAACGGGGGAGTAGCGTGGTCAACCGCTACTACTGTTGGCAGTTCCTATTATGACATTACAGAATTACTCCAACAGTCAGGTGCGCTCTACATTATGAAAGAGGACATGCCCTATTACCTTGATTCTACTGGTAACGTACAGAACGACCTAGCACCTGAATTATCTACGCTTGTTTCAGGTACGTCAGGAAAGAACTCAATAGTATACAAAGACCACATCTATATTCCCTGTGGTACTCAGACATTGTTTGACGCTACCGATAAGGAATACACCAACCCTGCCAAGTGGACTACAAATCTAACTGCATTTAGTGGTGCGATTAGTGCGTTAGCGTATGATGATGAATATTTGTTTGCTATGGTAGTTAACTCAGGGAAAATAGAAGTCATGTGTACCAGGGAAGAAGTAATTGATGGCGTAACCAAGAGGGTATGGCATCCCTATCAAGAACTTACTATGGCATGGTGTGAAGCGGCATGGACATCTAACGTGTATTCACGCAGGATTTATGTCGCCTCAATAGCTACCATAGCTTCTGGTGGTACTTTATCATATATCCCCTTACCTGCAAAATACGGGAGTGTTCCCACTGACGCTAACCGGAGCTTTGCCACTGACAGTTCGGCATACTTTACCACCCCGTTCTATCATGGTAGATTCAGGAATGATATTAAATCGTTCATTAAGATTACCGCAGAACTAGGACACGCTTATTCTGCCAGCGTATACTTCACGGTATCTTATAAGAAATCGGGGGATACCAACTGGACTTCTATCGGGAATCTTGTAGGAACATCTGCAAGCCGTAAAGCATCACTGTATATTCCCGTTGACGCATCTGCCAATAAGCCTGTCTCTACCATGATGCAGTTCAAGTTTGTTGGCGTTACCAACAGCGCAACCACTACGCCTATATTACTTGGTTACGACATTAAGGCAGTTGTCTACCCTACTGTAAAGACCATCATAGAGTGTGCGGTAAGGTGTGCTGACAGAATTAAAGATAGAGTGGGCATGGAACTGGAAGGTGAAGATGCTGCGTATATCAGGACTGTATTACAGGAAGCAAGGGACGCAACTTATCCCATAACTTTCTATGACTTATTCGGCAATACGAAGACTGTTAAAGTTTTACCGATAGAACCGTTTACTGCGGTTTCGCAGCTATACGAGAACGAGAACCCCGAAGAAACTTGTTTCCTCAGATTATTAGAAGTGACTATATCTTAGAAAGGGGATACGCCAATGGCACAGACGATAGAAGACAAGATTGATAACCTCATTAATGATGTTACCGAGATTAAAACTGCACTCAAGGGGTATAACGGTCAGTCGGGTTTGTGTGAAGAACACTCAAAACTTAAAGATGACTTCTATTCTTTCAGAAGGGCAGTTCTTGTAATGCTTGGGGTACTGGTGGGTAGCGGAGTATTAAGCGTGGGTATCTTTGAACTGGCTAAGGCGTGCGGATTATGATACAAATTGGCGATATTCTTGTATTCAAAGGAAATGGCTTTATCTACCGTGTGCTTGGTAGTATCCTGAAACTATTTGACCCATCATGGGATGGATGGGGATGGCACGTAGGGTTTGCCACTACGAAGTCTACATCAGAAGGTTGTGTTGTTTGCGAAGCTCTGGCATCCGGCGTTCAAGAAAACTTCTACACACCCGATAAGTTTACCTCAGATAAGGTTAGAGTCTACCGTTGGATAAAGCCACCGCCTAGTGAAGTTAAGGTACAGGACTTCATAGAAAAACACGTAGGTAAAAAATACGATGTTGCTATTTATTTATGGACAGCATTGCAATACTTACTTAGGCACTACTGGAATCGTAGAATACCTAAATTGCTTGACCATAGATTTTCGTGCTGGGAGTTACTTGGTGAATTTTGTGATGATATGGATAAGCCGATTGTAAGTAAATATGATGTTATAATTATAACAGATATAATGGATGAGCTTAATACCATAATTAATTGACACTAGATGGAATGTGTGATATTATAATAGTATGGTATATGATGGTAATGGGATAAAACTAAGCAAAGATTTAGGTAAATTAGGAAGCGGTAAGTATGCTTGTCTTCCGTGCGAACATTGCGGAGAGTTAAGATGGGTAAGAATATCAAGTAGCGGAATTGCCAGGAGTCACTACTGTAGGTCGTGTGGGTGTTCTTTATCACGATTAAAAAATAGTATTGGGGAAAAGAATAAAGACTTAATAACCCATAAATATATGGATAACAAACAATCAGCCTGTTCAATTGCAAAAGAATTATCAATCAGTACTTCTACCGTGACATCTAAATTAACGCAACTTGGTATTACACTACGCCCCAATACTACCACCTTAGAAGAAAAGAAAATTGTAAGAGAACAATGGGTTAAAAATAATCCTAATCTTAGAAGACAGTATACCAGAACATCCAACCGCCGACTTAAAACAGATGTTCTAACTCATTATAGTATTGGGGAACCTAAGTGCGTATCCTGTGGGATAACAGACACTGATGTTTTATGCCTTGACCACATTAACGGTGGAGGGGAAGCACACAGAAGAACTATCCCTCATGGTGGGGCGGGTTTACATTTATACTTGTGGATTAAAAAAAATAACTACCCTAATTTATTCCAAGTATTATGTTTAAATTGCAATTGGAAAAAACACCTTAAATCACTCGAAAGTTAGTCTACTATTTCGCCGATGATATGGGATGTCCTATTGCAGAAGATTATGACTTTCCAATGGTGAACCAATTAGTAAAAACACTTGAACCATACAGGCGGGTTAATCCTTAATTAAATCCTCTAACTTGAAAACAATTTCTTCGGCAGCTTCGTTAATCTGTATCGCCCTTGCATACCTATCTTCTGCCAGGTTCTGTAATCTATTCAATAACAGATGGATAGCCTCATGTTTTGCGCTGCGTTCTACATCCCTAAACTCGTAAACAACGCTATTCAATCTTACTGACGCTACCATCATATCTTGACTAACGGTAATGTCTGCGAAGCAATCATCACCAATCGGCTCATGCTTGAAGTAAACTTTGTATCCCGTCAGTCCAAATAGCTTCTGATACTTAACAAATGTCTTCTTGAACAGGTCGAAGTCCTTCATCATGCGCCTCACTTATATAGACTTGATATAAATAACACCCCGTACAATCGCCTTCCTGACAGAACACTACCTTCTCAGTGTATGGGCAGAACTCACCTTTCATACTAGTAACCTGAATACCCATAATACTTATCAATGGTATCCTTTATTTGTTGCGTGGATACACGTTCATATTTTATGTCTTTGGAACAGATTATAGGAATACCCTGATTACTAAATTCCAAAACTCCTATTACATCCTTATGATTAAAATTGTCTTTAGGATTGAATGCATCTAAATGATTAAGCCAATAAACTTCCCTTGCGCTCTCTGTTATTCCTACGATGGCATCTGGTAGTTTCATAAGTGCAGATAATACAGCATCTAACGTAATAACATCATCAAAAACAAACACGCTTACTTCTTTTAAGTCTTTATTGATTAACTTCATTGTTTATAATTCTCCATTCAAAAACAATGCCATCATCTCGTAATTCTTCCCGTACATCTTCCTCCCCCTGATAAAGTCTGCTCTGTATTCTGCAACACTCATATTGTCCGTTACTAAGTTATCCTGTCCGAAGTCTATACAGGACTGGTCTTCACCATCAAAGCACTCTGCAATACATTTCAACATTCTTGGCGTGTAATGGAAGATACATTCTTTATCTGTCAACAACGGAATACTCCTTCTCTAGTATTCCGTATCAGGCTGACTAGAAACTAATTATTTACCGATAATTTAGTGATGGTGGTTTAGTACATTCTTTTACAGGTGCGAATATATCCTCATGCGCCTCTGAAATTTGTCTTTCTCTCATCTCAATTCTTTGTCTAAACTCATCGTTTTGTTTACGCAGTCTTTCAACTTCTTGAACAATGGCACGTAATGATTCAAATATCTTATCTACTTCTGCAACACCAGTAGTAAATGCCATACTTACCTCCTATGGTTTCTTTACTTCTCTTTTCCAGACCCTGGTAATATCTCCTAAGTTGCCCTCAATGAATATGTTGCCCCAGAAATCATCGGACAGTATTCTTTGAATATCAATTAAACTTTGAGCATTACTTACGATAGGCGGACAATCTGATAGTCTCTGAAATGGTTCGCGATAGATAGTAACGACATGGTTATGCTGGCAGATAAGAGTAACAAGCCAATCGTCACCAACTTCATATGCAGTATCAATGTTCTTTTTAATTCCTGCCCACGTAAAGCTATTCATCTATCCATACTCTACTTCAAACTTTGGCTTGTGTCAATCGTTTAGCAAAATATTCTTGTCTTTTAAGTTGTCCTCTTTTAGAAGTGAGCGTATGTTTATGGGCTAACCCCATTTCCATACCATGAAAGGTGATAATATCTTTAGTATCACCGCATACCTTACAGACTGCCTGTATTGTTGATACGCCTGGAATTTCCACAGGGCAAGAATAAACGTGTTGATGTTCCATAATGCCGAGTACCAACTGCCTACTCGTTTTCTACCTTCCTTTCTGGTTTTATTTTCTTAGACGCTTCCATAAATACATACGATGCTTTTACTACGTACTCAATATCGCTAGGTTTAAAGTGGTTCTCCTGCATCGGGAAGTCATGGTGATACAACTCATTAGCTATCTTAGTGAGACATTCCTTAGTAGCTTCGTCAATCAATATCATTGTCATATAAATCCAACGGGTTATTCTCCATTAGGATAGGTTCGTCTTTACCTCTCACCCGCATACCAAAACTTTCCGCAAGGTGGACACATTCATCAATCGCACCTGGGATAAATTCCTGTAACCCGTACGCTCTGAAAGGTTTGAACACGCCATTCAACTGCAAGCGTAACTGCCCGATAGCTTTCATGTAGTCAGCATCAGACAAACGTGGGTAGGAATAATCTTTTATAGCCATCGCATCTCCGTCTTATTACATATCTTACAGATACGCCATTGTTTATTAGCAGTTATCCACATCTGCCATTCTGACCATTGATGTTTACAGAGTAATCTTGTTATCCAGTTCATATTAGACTAACACCTTTACGCCTTGTCTGGGTTTGTCTGGGACTAAATTCCACTTATTAGACTTTGGGGTGAGCAACCAGATTACGGGTGTAGTAAGGTCAGTTGGTGGGAATCCACCCATTTCGGAATACCCACCCCATTTAAGATAGGCGTTTGTCTTAACTAACATCTTCCTGTGTGCCGTAATCTTACCAGAGATAAAACCATCTTCTCCTAGAGTTCCCCTATTGTCTGGAATAAGGTCAAGGTCTGGTGCTACGTTTACCACATGGTCGTGAGACATACAGTAGAAATCTGCCCTTACCCAAGTAGACAATCGTTCAACCTTTACTGCCTTTGCTGACTTGGTTCTTGCACCACCGTAACCGTGAGTACAATATCCCCAAAAAGTATAAGGGGCATCGTCATGTCTACTATTCCCCGAACCAAACATTATCTTTAGAAGTATGCCTTCTGAACGGTAAGGCACTCCAAGCGCATGTGCAATATCAGCAGACAAATCAATACCTGTCTCGTTGGTGATTCTCATTTCGTGATTGCCTGTTACCATGCCCAAGATTTTACTCTTAACAGGGTTGAGAATGTCAATAATATCATCCCTTTGCTTCTGTGGTGTACGGGACTGGTGGTAAATATCACCCTTAGATAACTTGGTTACTGCTTCTGCTAAATCACCACCTAAGATAAGACGGGCGTTATCAGTAACTTTGATAAACTCTACCGTTCTAAGAATATGTTTCAAGGAAAAGAGAGGATTATCAAGATGCCAGTCACTAGAATCCACAATAGCTATATCATTGAACTCATTACCTAAGTTATGCCCGTACCATCTTAATTCACCTTTTGGCATCTTACCCCCATAAACTTATGAAGTCTTTTTCCTCAAGGACATAAAGATAAGTTCCCCTGTGGGAATCTTTAATCACCGCAACTGGAGTCAATCCTTCTGGTGCATTAGTCTTTGCCTGTAACATGGCATTGCTTATCATCTTCGGGCAAGAGCGAGTGTACTTGGACTCAAAAGAAAATACATCGTTGACCACATCGGGCGGTTGACATTGATTAATTTTAATTGTCTTGCCAGTAGGGGTTATCACCGCTTTTGACCTACCAACAATTACACCTTTAACTAACTTGGCAATCCGCCTTTCCCCATAGTAGCCTCTCTGATGAGCCACGTCACTCATGAGACTCACCACAATTAAAATCTAGGCTATCATAATTCTCTTTAAGTGCAATCATACTAACCGATATACTTTCCATTGAGGATTTCAATTTTAACAAGGCTTCGTTTGTCATCTCAAACTCTTTAGTTACTCTGTCCCATTCGTTAGCCATTCAACCATTCCTTAAGTTCTGATTGTTCAATCTGGTAGAAAGGTTCAAACTGAGTAATACTATTCTCGTCAGGTTTAATTAAGGTGTGGGACTTTATCATGCCCACCACATCTAACATACCAGCCTGGTAGTTTGCCCATGCAGTTCTTTTACCACAGGATAAATCACAGAGATAACCGTATTCGTCTCTTTGTTTGTTAGTGCAATCTATACAAGGTTCTTTCATTTCTTCTCCCATAACTTTACTATAACTAATCAACTTTGTCAATACTCAGACTCATGTTGTGGTGGGGGAACTTTCTTTGGAGTGTACTGAGGAAATCCGAAGTCATCCATTTCTTCTATATGGTGGAATTTACTACCCCTGTCTACTAACATAAACTTGTACTTCTTTCCATTAGGGTCAACGTCACGCCAGTCCTTTGCTTTAACGACTTTTAAGTAGTTACTCTTATCTTCATTCAATCCGATAGCCAAGTATAAACTGGATGCATTCTTGGTCTGATAACCACCTACTCCATAATCTCTACCAAAAGGTTTTTGGATAGCCACCACCAGCATTCCACCTTTTAAATAGGACTGCATGTGTTTGATAGTTGGCGCAATTTTGTATGCCTCTCCATCATCATTCACTTCAAGATAGTCTACGATATGGATTGCATCGGGATACTGCATGATACCATCCTGATAGTTCTCCACCTGGTCTACTGGGGTAAAGTTTGGGTTTCCATTCTCATCGTAAATAGCGATGCCCCAAGATTCAAACGGCTGTAACCTATCTTTGAATCCACCTTCCGACCATTCGTTAGTGTAATAAAATATCTTATGCCTGGAAAGGTTGAGGATAAGGAAGTTAAGACACCACGTACTCTTGCCAGCGTTCGTTTCACCAGCCACCACAACAACCGCCTTTGGTCTTAACCTAACAGCATCAAGTCCGAACGTAGTAGCATCTTCATAGCCATAGGGTAAATCAACATCAATAAATTCGTTGGGGTCTGCGCTCTTTAAGTCCATGATTCTGAGATTATGGTCTACCAGACGGTACGCCTTATTCTTCTTTTCAAGTTTAGGTAACGCCATTTCTTTAGAGTCATGGTAAAGTTTCTTGGAAACCGTCTGCCTTATATCAGGTGCATCCCATAAGAAATGGCGGCATATATCATCATGCGTGAACCACTCACCGTCATGATAGGGATACCAGTCAGCTTCTATTCGGGAAGAAATCTTCTTGTAAATATCATCAGTCAAGTTGTACCACCTTCATAGCGTTGTATATTCTGGTATATAGTGGGAGACCACTGGATATCCTTGCGATAAATTGTATAAGGATTGTATAAATCGTTGTATATTTCATATCTACCGTTTTTTTTCTCATAGCTAATATACAATGGATAGCGTGATAGTTAATTAATTATTACTTAATATTACTATTAAATAATATTCTTATAACTCCCCACCCCACCCCTTTTCTTATCAGAGTTAATTACCTGTAATTGTTTCTTTAGATATTCAACCGTTCCCTTTAGTTGTTGATACTCTGATAGGGATACGTTCTTTAAGAGTGGTTGGGGACGTTCTAATTCTACACTTTCTTCATAGCCGTAGCAATACTTACAGTCCGAATGATAGTATTGACCATCGCCTTTATAGTAAGGTGATTCGGGATTACGTCCCAACCGTACCTTACACTCAGAGAAATGTTTACAATGTGTCATCACGGCATCCTATAAGCTAACCAGATTTCGTCAGTCTTTGGTTCAATGAGGTAGTATGTTCTCCCGATAATCGCCATGTTCATTGTGTGGTATTTGGCATCGGGGTCGTCAAAATAGCGGTGTGTCCGTAAGTAATATTCCAGACGGCTAACCACAACGACTTCTATGTTTTTCCCTTTCTCTTGCGCCCTGTCTCTTAATTGAATTGCGTATTCATTGCAGACATTATTAAAACTAACCACTCCGGAGACATTGGCTTTTAAGATTAACGGGGCTTTGTCTTGCGCTAGGAAGTCTTTAAGCTCCTCAACGCTTTGGAAGTCGGTAATGCCCGATTGCGCTCCGGTAGGCATGGGGCAGAACGTAGCAATCAGCATAATCACTACCAGAACTATGCAGGGGATTACCCATAGATAACGCTTAATCATCAGAACCACGAATCGATGTCATAACGTACCAAGTATCTTTGAATCCGTCATAAGTATTAAGCCATCGTTCATCGCCCACGCGGAAATATCCTTCACTAATTACTCTTACTTTGACGGCGACATTAGATTTACGGAGTATCTCCACCTCAATAAGTTGGCTGTCCTCAACACGCTTTACTAGAACGTGTGCGCCAATTTTGTACCTCATTAAATTTGTGTTAGCCATTGTTAATTCCTCCTATAACGCTTAATCATTTAGAGTCCACCTTCAAATCGTTAAGACAGTGGCTTTCAACCGTGCTTTTCTTCTTACAACGACAACACTTAATTTCGTAATAGGATTCCTTGTCGCCACGTAAATACTTCACGCTATGTCTGGTTGGATCACGGTCAAAACATTCGCTACATTTCAGCATCATTTCATTTCTTCTCCCTAAGAGACTGCCCCAACCTTAGAGTTTCCAGAAGTTTCCACCATTCTGCTGTATGGAATCCGTAAGTTGCTTCACTCGTGGTTAATTTATCAGGTATGACTTCAATTTGTGTCGTAGTTATAATGGCGTTCTCAAATAACCACTTCTCAAGGTCTTTCCGCTCATCTTCCCTCGCCCGTTTCTCAATGAGGGGCATGGCTTTGGCTACGGCAGCATCGGCAATCGCTCTTAAATTACGTTGGCAGTTCCGGCAATCCTCATCTGTAAACTTATTTTCTTGTAGACAATCAGCACAAATTGTAATGAGTAGTTCCTCATCGGTCAGTTTGTCTTCCTGTGGTATCTCAGTCATGGGATTCTCCTTGTTTTTGAGGTTTGAATCTTTCAAAGCAAGCTGCTGTATCTACGCACATATAACCACTTTTGTACTGGTTTTTTGTCCATGCTACGTCTGTTCCTGTATGACCGCAAACTATACACTCATGGGTTTATTTCTTCTTTTCCATATCTTTCTACTCTCCAATCTCCTTGATGGGGAACTCCTGCCGGTGGATGTTGTAGTAACTTGCCATCGGTTCTTTAACGAATACGTTTGTTGCCGTAGCTTCACAGGCATCAAGTATAGTATCAACCCATAGCCTATCAGGATGTTTTGTAGGTTTGGTTTGTGAGCCGATAATCAGCCAGTTAATATAATCCGTCCAATATTCGGTATCTTCGCTTGCCATGTCCCAATCAAGGAACGGCTCAAGGCTTATAAATTTAACTTTCGCGGCGATGTTACTCAATTCCTCGCATGCCTCAACAAACGATAATCCATCCCAAGCCGTAATCCCTACCCAACAGTTGTCGGGAAATGGTGAGAACTTTACGAGATTCATACCTTGCTTTGTGAGTAGGTAAAAACGCCAGTCCAGTCTGCGCCGGATAGAATCAAGAACATCGGAAGTCCATCGCTCCGGTATGCCTTTGCCGAACAAGTCAGACATATCGCAGACAAACACACCACGAGGCTTTAGTCTATCTTTGCATTGCGGGACAATCTCATAGCACTTATCATCCCAAAAGCGGGGATAAAAAGGGTCTTGTGACGGGTCTGGGACACCCACAGGAATTGGAGCGATAGCTACTCTTGTGTTTGACAGGTAGCGACTTTTTAGCCTACCATTCGCCAGCTTCCGAGCATAACAATAAGTGCATCCGTTCAGACATCCGGTAATAGGATTCCACGAATAACCTTGTGTCCCATCAGGATTCTTCACCCAGGGTATCTTAGTTTTATTCACCTTTAATCTCCTTGATGGCAATTTGACGTTCTGCTTTCTTTAAGTTGTGGCATTTTTTGCAAAGTGGCGTATAGTGTCCTTTAGATAAGTAATACTCTGACAACGGTAAAAGTAACCCACAATTTGTGCAAGACTTTGCAACCCACTGATTATCTTTTTGAACCCATCCATTATGGATTCTACGGTGGGCTGATTTTGATAAGAGTTCCAGGTTGTTGATGTCATAATTGCTTTTATCTCCGTCTATGTGGTGGATTATCATGTTATTTGGTTTTGAACCATGAATACGCTCCCAAACAAATGCGTGAATCCGAATCACTTTCCCATCAACATAGATGGATGGATAACCGTTCTCATACCAAGAAGAGAAGTTTTCAAATCTGCCAGCGATTCCCTTTTTATTAGTTCCTTTCATATCTACATTATATAGGAGATAGTAAATAAAATCAACCGTTTTGTATTTGATTAATGGTGTGGGCAAGTTGGTTTTGCGCCACCACCTTCATACCCTCTAAACATTGTTTGAATGTAAAAATATCGTTCCAATATTTAGTAATAAACCCTGATGCTTTAACAATTCCTTCTTCGCTCAGTACGCTCAATTTCTTTGGGTCTATTTGACGATAGCCAGCCTTTAGGACTGCATCGCCAGTATCAATAGCTTCTTGTCTAGATAAACACCTAGCGGCATCATAAATTATTTCTGCTATCCGTTCCCTAGCCTCATTGTTTGTCATGGATTACCTCCCGCCTAATTCGTAGTTTCTACCTTTCCAATATTCAACTTCGCTCTGCATACTTCTTTCATTATAGGCAGCTTCACGATTCAATATTTTCTCGGACTCCGCCCACCTATCGTCCAATTGTCTTAATTCAGTTTCAACTATCTCAATAATCTGTGGTTTTAATTCAATGACCAACATTTCTACTGAGTAGTCATCTCTAGCTTTTGCGAGTTGCAGATAGTTCCTGCAAAGTTCCTCTATTTTGATTTCATATTCAGGTATTTTTGCTATCATCTTCTCTAACTCCTATTCCAGATTGCCCCATTGATTAGCCATTAAGTGGCAAGCATCGGGTAGTCTGCCCTGTACGCTCGTATAGTTTATTTATAGAACGTGCGTGAATACCACATACAAACTCAACATTCATTTTATGATTAAGGATTCTGTATTTGGCGGGTCTGTTACACTCAACTTTACCTATTCCCCCATCTATAAAACCACTCCAAACAGTCATTTGACATCTAACTATTTTCAACTTCATTCCTCCTGAGAGCCAGCCAAACTACCCTCTACCTCTACTATTGCTTTGTAGATAGGATAAACTTGCTGTGGTACTACGGCGTTTCCGAATTGCCTAATGCCTTCTTTAACCATCCTGCCGGAAATCCCATCATATCTTCTAACACTCCCAGTTTTATGATTGAGCTTTTCCCAGTCTTTGAAGGAGTAACAAGGGATGTCCCATGTAGCAGGTACTTTAATTTTCCCATTTGCCAATTCGCTTTTACTTTCCATGTCCCCCCGCCTTTTGAGTCCATACAAGTTGGAGTTGGCAACAATGAATAGTCTTTCCCTTCTATGATTGGCGTTGACGGCACAAGCTGGAATAATGAATGCCCTTGTTTCATATCCAATACTCTCCAGGTCAAATAACACTTCGTGGAAGTCCATTGTGAGTCTACCAGTAGGATTTTCGTTAACAACCCAAGCGGGCTTGAACTCTTGTACGACTCTGAGCATATCTTTCCAGAGGTCTCGGTCATCTTCCTTGCCTCTACGCTTCCCGGCAACACTTCTAGGTTGGCAAGGGTCGCCTCCTGAAATAATGTCAACTTGGTCATATCCTGAGACTTCTTCAACTTTCGCCTTTGTAACATCGTGTATATCTCCTATGATTGGCATATTGGGGTTATATTCTTTGATAACTTTATGACAGGATGGGTTAATCTCCACACAACACACGGTTTTAATTCCTGCCCACTCACTAGCCAAGTCATCGCCAAGAATACCTGAAAATAGACTTAGCTTAGTTAATCCCATTTATCTCTCTGCCTCTTTGCTTACAGGCTTAAGTTCCT